AACAAAAAGAATAAACAAAAAGAATAAACAAAAAGAATAAACAAAAAGAATATTAAAAGAATAAACAAAAAGAATATTAAAAGAATATTAAAGTTTAATTAAGTTGATTGTCGTTATTAATATTAAGTTAAAAAAAACAGTCCACTTGAAACATAAAGCAAAAATAAAACCTAAAGTAACCAATTGAAACTTAAAGTAATCAGTTTTTGTATTTAATGAAATCTTAAAGGGGTCAAAAAGTCAGTTCAAAAGAGAACAAAGGGGGAACAACCGGTTTTTTAATAAGATGACACCCTTTCACATTTTTTTATCAAAATCTTCACAAGCTTTTTAATTCCTCTATATACCATTAGAGGGACGACACCCAATAAGAGTATTTCTGGTAATGTTATCATAAGTTTTTAACTACTTTCTTTAATATGGTTGTGTATTGTGGGTTCTCTGAGTACGCTGTGAGACTGTTAATCAATACATACAGATTAAACCCTTCATCTCTTAACTTTCGGAACTCCGAATAGTTATAGTTGTTCTCAACAATACGTATGAAGTCTTTCACACTATCACATTTATTGTCGTACACCTTCACACCGAAATCAGCCTTAGAGTTATCTGAAGGTTGCATATTGGGTTTCTTTAAGTCGAAGGTTCTTATGCCGAAAAGGTTATTACCTTCTTTAGTAAATCTAGAAGTCCCCCAACCACTCTCTAGAGCTGCAATACCTATTATTAGTTTACTAGGTATATGTACAGGGTGGTCAATTCCTTCAATACACCCTTCTACCATACTTATAAACTCTTTCTTCTTATCATTAGCGTAACTTGTAGTTCCGAATAGGAATACAAATAGTATTACTAATAGTAATCTCATAGTTCTCCTTTATATATACGTATAGGGACTTTAACCCCTCTGGTTCTAATAAGGGTACTAATTAATCCACCTCGGTTTACCTGGTTTTTTACCAGTAGCCGATTCCATGAACTTATCCAAATCAGCCCACAATAAGTCATCTTTGTGTTGTTTGTAAGACATAATCTGGTCTCTATCCATTCGCTCTATCCAATAAGCTACTCCAATAGATAAAGCGTCTAAAGCGTCATCATGTTTCAAAGCACCCCTGTCCCTAGTTATTCTAGTCATTTGCTTAAATAACTGATGGTCTATAGGTAACTGAAAATCATTCTTTATTAACTCTTGCGATACTACAAGCCTGTGCTGATTCATAACAGGTTCAAGAGTATCTATAATTCGTAATTCCTTTTGCTTAGAGTGTCTTACCTCTTCAATAGAACAATTGTGAATTTTAGACATAACTGGTTTAAGTAAAGCTGTAGCCATACCGTCACCAAAGTTACTCTCTATGATTACCTGGTTGACATCTTGCTGCTTTGCTATGGTTGCTAACCTTTCAAGCGTAATGTCGCTGTAACCCCCCTCTAAAGCCCCACAATCGGTCAAATAAAGCACTCCGTGCAACATTTTGACTACTGCATAACCTGTACGGTCAGCACCACGTCCTGAAGGGTCTATGCTCATCACAGAGCCTTCAAACTTAGTGTATTCAGGGCTAGTGTACATTGGGGCTACCCAATAGTCTCCTTTAAGCCCTACGTTAGGTAATTCACTATCTATAGCTTTAACTTGGTCTGTTCCTGAAGCCCATTGTATTTTAGCTGGTGCTTCTTTCCAAGATTCTACTCCTGAAAGAACTATGCAATCGTTAAGCTTTAACGGATAACGTTCTAAGTCAGATAATGTCGTATCTAACATGAACTGTAATTGAAAACCACTACGACCATAAGAAGCTTCACGTTCCATTAAATCTGTTTCATCAAATCGTCCTGGGTCTGTAGGTTTACCTTTAAGCTTAGGGTTTTGTTTAAGTTCGTCTCTAATAATAGGGGCAAGTTTACTTCCTAAGTTAATTGTCTGTACTTCTGTAGGATATAAAGCTGTCCATATCTTAGTTTTGAATCCTCTTTCCTCTAAGTCATTATATAAACTCATTTCAGTCTGAGGTGTTCCTAAGAATATAATACGACCAACATCAGGTTTAATAATTGCGTCAAACTCTTTAACAGTTTCGCTAAGTCTATCTCTCATTAATTGTGTTTGGGAATTGTTAGCTGACTCTACGTCATCTGCGATTATTAAATCTGCACGTGAACCTGTAAGTTGCGAAGTGACACCTAAAGATTTAACTGAAGGTGCGTGTGAAGCTCGTGCTGGTGCGACATCAAAACTAATTTTAGAATGTCTTTGGTCATCTCTTGGAATCAAATGCTTTAAGATAGGCATTTCTGAGATTAACCTTTGTGTAAACGTACTAAAATCGTCTGCTCTGTTTTTACTAGCTGAAACCACTAGAATATTTCTTTGTGGATTCATAAGTAACTGGTGACATACATAAGCACTCGTAATCCAACTTTTCCCTACTCCTCTAAATGCTTCTATAACTAATCTTCTATTGTCTGTCTGTAAAAAATCAGCTATATCATATTGTATAGGTGTAGGTTGAGGTAGAGTTAAATGTTGCCATGCCAAATATAAAAAGTTTTTAAAATTCTTTACACCTGGCTCTATTTCTTTTTGTATTCTTTTTCTAACCATAATTAAACCAATTGTAAGCTGCGTATAGAGATAATGTTAAATACATTATTTCCATACATTTTCGTGGTAGGTCTTTATCTTGATGTGAGGCGTATATCCAAATAAGAGTCCCTATACTTGCAAGACTCCAACCAATCCATTGTAAATTAACATTTGTACTTGATAATATCAATATCGAAACAAATGCTAAAATAAACCCTAACCATCTAAAGTTACTTCTCATCAAACGGTAAGTCGTCTGTAATGGTCTGCTTAGGTTCTTCATCTATTTCTACTCCGTATGTTTTACAGGCATCTAAACAAACTTTCAGTTCACTAGCCGTCAGCTTTTCTCCACTAGTAAGCATTTCGTAAGCTTTATCAACTAAAAGTTTTGGTAAACTCTTGATTTTTGCTTCGTAAGAATTAACTTTGTGAGTCATTGTTATATCGCTATTAATATAATTGAATATATTAAGAATAATATAAACTTAGTCTTTGTACTTCTCCTATTCCAAAAATTCAAGACTTTATCTCTCATATCAGGAATTGTGTAGCTAAATACCATAATTATTTCTCCTTTGTGTTAATTTAGTCGTCATCATCTTCTTTAGGTCTTACTTTACCAAAGATAATTTTATAATTTACTTTAGTTTTTTCTTCCATCTTTGTACTAAATGGATTTGTAGAAATACCAATAGATTGTCTAACATTTTCACAACCTGTTAATAAAAGAAATCCAAAAATACAAATTATAAGCATGACTGTACTTAAATAAATATTCCAAGAGTTCATTTACTTATCTTTTTTCTTTTTCTTGTTTTTCTTCTTAATGTTTCGTTTAACAAGATTAGTATTCTTTTTTATTTGCTTAGATAAGATAACTTGTCCTTGTTGGAGTTTAAAAACTTCTTCTTTCATTGTCCAAGTTTCTTTTAAATTCCAACCAACTAAAGCAATTAAAGCTGCTAAAGCTAATCCGACTATTTTATCTTTTAAATCCATATTAGTTACAGTTGTTCTTATCTAGGTCAATTGGTTTATCTTTATAAAACCAAAACCAACTAGATACTTTTGTTCCTTCTTGAGTATAAGTGCATTTCTTGCCTATGGCACACGCACTTACTAAAGTAAGGAATACAATTAATAGTATTACTTTGTTCATTTAGTCTGTTCCTTCCTTAAAAGGGTTTTCACGTTTAGTATTAAATAATTTCATATCAGGAAGTGGTTCTAATTCATCTTGTAGTTTTTCTGATTCTGTGTTATCAGATTTCCACTTTTTATACCCTTTACTCCAATCTTCTCTATGAAGTAAATCCCATTTTGTCCAAGCCCAACTATTAAGTTGTCCTGTCCAACCTTGAATCCATAAGAGTATTCCCATTTTAATATTTTTAAGCATTATTTTCATAAGTTAAATCCTGTGCTTGACTAGAATCACATTCACACCTAATACAATCATCACAACATTCTCTGCTGCAATGACAAATGTGATTGCATTTTTTACAAGTCATATTTTCATCAACCATTATTTCCCCTTTGGTAAGCCACTAGCTAACCAATCCAGAAATTTTTTAAATGGATATAAAATAAATTTTAAAAGTTTTTTAATCATGAGTTTAATATAAGTTTCTTAATTGTTTTTGAGCCATCTATATTTATTTCTAATTCTGCTTCAGATTTAATACAGCTATATTGTACATTTGGTTGTTGGCTTCTTTCTGCAACCCTTTTACCTTTAAGACATACACCCATTGAAGGTTGTATTCTATGTTCTGCAATTTCATTATTAACTATCATTAACAAGGCTATCACTATCTCAGTCATTAACTAAGCCCCCACCAGATTAAAAATATAGGTATAATAATTTGTGTGTAAGTTTTAATAAACTTTCTTTCATTAATGCTTATCTCCATTACTAAATTCTCTTTGTTTATCCTTTAATTTTTCTACATCATTCTGTAATTTTTCAACAGCTTTATTTAAAGCTTTTATGTTTACATCATTATGCAACATATCATCAATCCTTAATTGTTGTTTATCAGTTTGTTTATATAATTCTTCAATCAACATAAATTGTTCTGAGTCAGCCGGAAGACTTCCTAAAAGTCCACGAGGCCAGCCTATTCTAAATTCGGAATTAAGAACTAAATCCTTTTCCATAATTTCTAATTGAGTGGAATGTCTATTTAATTTTTCTTGAAATGAAAAGAAAGCCCAAGTTCCAATAGCTACTATTGCTATTAAACTTGCAACTGTTTTCATAGGCATTTGAACTTTTACTTCTTCTGAAATCCTTAATGCCATTTTTATTTTCTCTTAATTAAATCCGTAGCTTTCAAACCATATACAGAAGCTATTACTCCTACAAAAATTGTTTGATACCAGAATGGAAGGTCAGAAAAATATTCGAAAAATAATTTCATCTTGTCCATAGCACTTGGGTCTTCTGAATAGACTGCTATTGATAACATTACGATTGGCAAACTTAACAAAATCAAAATAAATTCGTCTTTCCAGTCTGACTGTCTTGCTTCTAATAATTTGCCCGAGTATTCCAACTGTCCTGTACTCATCTTTTCTGCGTGTTTTAATTGAGCGTCACTCATCAACATTTTAGTACGTTGACGATTTTTAAAAATATGTCCGCCTACTTGTGTCACTAATTTGATTGCACTAAATATCGGAAAAGCCATTTACTTTTTCTCCTTCTTGTTTTTGTTCTTGATAACAATAAAAATTAATTGCTATCTTTCTTTCTTTTAAATCATCATTCATATATAAAGCTGAATTTTTTATAAAAGATTTACATTGTTCAAAGGTTTTAAACTCCATAGTCTTTACAATTGGCATTGCACCATTAAAACACATAGTAATTTCTTCAGTCCCCATTGATAAAAAACAAATGATAGCCATTACTTTTATCATAATATTAACTTATAATTGAAGTTTTAACAGTTATAATTAATTGAGCAAAAATCATTAGACCAACAGTCCATAAAATATTATTAATTTTATTAACTTTTCTATCTAAGTGAACCAAGTGATTCTTTTCTATAACTTC